CCAAAAAAGGCGCTCTAATCGGAATTACTGGTCGCATTCAGACTCGTAACTACGACAATCAGCAAGGCCAGCGTGTCTATGTCACAGAAGTCGTTGCAGACAACTTCCAGCTTCTGGAAAGTCGTGCAAGCCGTGAAGGGCAGTCTTCAGCTGGCTCATCCAATCAAGCAACGAATTTTTCCCGTGATGAAAGTCCTTTTGGAAATTCAAACCCAATGGACATCTCAGACGATGATTTACCGTTTTAAGGAGGAAATGTGAAATACGAGTTATTCAATGATCATTTTGAAAACGCTAAGCGATATAACATACCAAGAGCACAGCTAATCATAGCCGATATTCCTTACAATCTAGGTAATAATGCCTATGCCTCTGACCCTAGATGGTACAAAGATGGAGATAATGCCAACGGAGAAAGCCAGTTAGCAGGTAAATCATTCTTTGACACAGATAATGATTTCAAAATCAATAATTTTTTTGATTTTTGTAGTCGGTTATTGAAGAAAGAACCCAAGGAAAAGGGCAAAGCACCAGCTATGATCGTTTTTCACGCATGGCAGCAGAGAGACATGGTTATTGAATGTGGCAAAAAGCATGGATTTAATAACGCCTATCCGCTATATTTTACCAAGAAAAGCAGTCCGCAAGTGTTGAAGGCTAATATGAAAATTGTCGGAGCAGTTGAAGAAGCAACGGTATTGTATCGTGACAAGCTCCCTAAATTTAACAACAGCGGAGCTATGATACTTAATCATGCTCCTTGGGAAAAAGACAGCTCTTATCCTATTATTCACCCAACTCAGAAGCCAATACCAGTTTTGAAAAGATTGATTGAAATCTTTACTGATCCAGAAGATGTTGTCGTCGATCCAGTAGCTGGCAGTGGCTCGACTTTGAGGGCTGCAATCGAGATGGGGCGCTCTGCCTATGGTTTTGAAATCAAGAAAGATTTTTATAAAGCAGCCAAGGAGCAAATGTTATCAAACTACCAGCCCAGTTTATTTTAAAACCGATGAATATCAAACAACAATTTTTGATTTTTTGGAGGAGAAATGAAGAAAAATCATACTAAAGCTCAGAAAGGATACTATATGACTAAACTGATCGGCTTCGGCCGTTGTCTTGGAAAAACGACAATGGCTATTTTAGAGAGTCATGCGACTGGCAGCAGGATTTTAGTTGCCAATCAAAAAATGGCAGAAAGCACCTTTGGGATGGCTCAGGAATTGGGCTATACGATACCTTATCCAATATGTCCTAGCGATTTGGTTCGTACTCCTCATGCGTACTCAAAAGAAGAGCATTTTATCATTGATAATGTTGAGATGGTCTTGCAGAATATGCTTTACAACAAGGTTGATACAATCACCTTTGACAATCGCACTATCGACCCAGAAGATCGCTATCTCGAAGAAATCAGGACCTTAAAGCAAGAAGTAGAAGCTTGCTATAGGGAGAAAGCTGAACTTTATCAGGATATACATGATAAGGATGAGCACATTGAGCGGCTCAAGCGTAGCAATATCGAGCTCACGCAAGCTCTCTCAGATACTATCTATACTGATATGCGAGCTAAAGCACGATATAGGCAGCAGGGACGCAAATGGCGAGCTAGGTAGACAGGGGGATACAAAATGAAACTAAAATACAGGGACTTACATATTATCAAGCATGCTTTGCAGCACTACGTCTGTCGAGATAATCCTCAAGAAGGAGATTTGATACAGGAAGAAAATTTATTAAACAAAGTCAAGGAAGAAATCAACTGGTTTAAAGAAAATATCATCAAATCAGGAGGAAATAATGGCACAACGGAGGATGTTTAGTAAAAAAATAACAGATACGGACAAATTTTTGGAAATGCCATTGTCAACTCAAGCTCTATACTTTCACTTAAACATGGGTGCTGATGATGATGGATTTGTTGATCGTCCCAAAACAATCCAGAGGATTGTTGGCGCAAGTGATGATGATTTGAAGCTTTTATTAGCTAAAAATTTCATTATCTCTTCTGACACCGGGATTGTGGTTATTAAAGATTGGCGCATCCACAATTATATTCGCAAGGATACCTACCAACCCACGATTTACCAAGCTGAAAAGCTGGCTCTTGAGTCTCAGATGGCTCAACTTCCGAAGCCGTCCACGAGCCGTCCACGAAAAGTTGACGCAGGTAAGGATAGGATAGGTAAGGATAGGATAGGTAAGGATAGGGAAGATAAGGATAATATATCAGATCCTCCTGATGTAAATATTTTAAAATTATTTCAGGATGAATTTCAACGGATGCTATCAGGTTTTGAAATCGAAGAAATCAATCATCTGATAGCAGAAAACAATCAAGACTTAGTGATTGAAGCTTTAAAGTTGGCAATCCAAAACGGGAAGCCAAACATCAAATATATATCTGGCATCTTGCGAAATTGGGAAAATGCAAATGTGACCACAGTAGAGCAAGCTAGAAATATAAGCAAGACATCCAAAAAACAACGACAAAAGAAGGAGACTGAAGAAGAATGGGGATTTTAGAAATGATTGCTGCGTTTGAGCACTTATACTACCCTTTATCAGACCAGATGAGGGAGCTTTTGCAAAAAGCGAGCTTGGAAGTGGTTAGTCAAAAGCTAGCAGATATGGCTAGCTGGTATGATGCTGGGGGAGTCTTAACATGGTAGTCAATCCTTTTGCTGCTCTGCTGGCTTTGCAAGCAGAAAACACCTCAGAAATCTGCGAGAAGCACAATATCGCGAAAATCAGAATCTTTAGGAGCGGAAATATCGTCTGCTCGGCTTGTGAGAGTGAGAAAATCGGAGCTGAAAACCAAAAGCTGGTAGATGACTTTGCAGTTGCAGACAAGGAAAACAAGCGACAGTTTTACTTAAACAAGTTTTCTTTGTTTGACGAGGTACTGGCCAATGCTACATTGGATAATTTTGATACACCAACAACTGCAGAAGCTCAGAAACTTTCTGCGGCAGAGGGTTTCTGCTCGGAGTGGATTGATGGCAAACGAAATAATATCATTTTTGTTGGCAATCCAGGCACTGGGAAAAGTCATTTGGCTTTCGGAATTATTAAACGTGCGTCTGAAATGACCAAAGAATTTGCCATTTTCATGAATGTGGCTGACTTATTTAGCATCTTGAAGAAGGATTTCTCGCAAGAGTTCTATATCCTTGAGCAGATTTCTAAATCTAAATTTTTGGTTTTGGATGATTTGGGAATGGAAAATAATACTGAGTGGACTTATCGCGTCCTGTATTCGATTCTCAACAATCGCTCAAATACCCTTGTCACAACAAATATGAGCGCGGATAAAATCGAAGAGCGGTACGGTAGACCTTTCCTCGACCGAATCATGAAAGGCGTGGACAAAGAACACGTCCTGAAATTTGAGGATTTGAAGAGTAAGAGGAGGGTTTATTTTTAAGAATGTTTGTTTTAAAACAGGCAAATCGTAAGACAAAACCTTATCTGATGACTGTGATCTTTGACTCAACTGGAATCAAAGCCTCATTTTCGGAAGAAGATAAGGCTATGCGATTTGTCAGTCGTGGGGCCGCTGTGCAGGTTTCGCATGCGCTATTTACTGCTTATGGGCAGTTTTATCCAGTGAAAATGGATAGATGAGGAAAGGTGGTAGGTTATATTAGTGAATTTTTAAATATGGACTGCTTGCCTGCTATGAAAGAATATCCTGATAATTTTTTCGACTTAGCAATTGTTGATCCACCATATTTTTCAGGACCTGAGAAAAGGAGATACTACGGAAGAAAGACCAGTCCAATAGGTGTCAAAAGATTGTATGGCGAAACTTCTGAATGGGAAGTGCCTGATAATGAATATTTTGATGAATTATTTAGAATATCTAAACATCAAATTATTTGGGGAGTGAATTATTTCGACTATTCTTTCGGGGCTGGACGTATTGTCTGGGATAAAGTAAATGGAGAGTCTAGCTTCTCTGATTGTGAGATAGCATATTGCAGTTTTCACGATAGCGTGAGACTCTTCAGCTATATGTGGAATGGCATGATGCAAGGAAAATCAATATCGGAGGGTCACATTCAGCAAGGCAATAAAAGGCTAAACGAAAAGAGGATACATCCAACCCAAAAACCAGTGAATTTATATCGCTGGCTTATTCAAAGATATGCAAAAGAGAGCTACAAGATACTGGACACACACGTTGGTTCGGCAAGTAGCTTAATAGCATTCGAAGAAGCTGGATTGGAGTATATTGGATTTGAAAAAGATGAACAAATCTTTAAATCTGCACTAGCTAGATTAGAAAGTTACAAATCGCAGCTAAAATTATTTTGAAAATCGAGGTAGAAAAATGAAATTTAAAAAATTGATTGCAATTGTATTTATGGCAATGGCTTTGATTGGCTTGGTTGCCTGCCGGGAAAGCAAGAAAGTTTCACACAACATTAGTCAGGAGGCAGATAACTTTAATGTTGTGCGGCGGGTGGCAGTGATCAACACTCGAACTGACAAAGTTGAATTTGAAGTAATTGGTCGTATTTCTGTTGAGACTGAAGCGAATGATGGCAAGCGGCTTGAAATTTTGGTTGAAACGGCAAAAGGGGTGTATAAGAAGCACATGGTAAATTTGACTGGTTGGAATATGTATGTCGTTGAGGATCTTGAGGGCGCAGAAGTCAACCAGTATAAATACGAGGTCAACTATATGCCAGAAAGCATTATTCCGTTTGAAATTACAAGTAAAAAGTAGGGGAGTTTTATGAAGAAAAGAAATGCTGAAAATTTTAGTGAGAGTGCAGCTGGTTGTTTTGTTGGGTTGGCAGCAGGCATCACTCTAATATTTACCTCGGCTTGTATCGTGCAGTATGGCTGGAATGAGATTGTGACTACAATTGTTTCAGTTGATAAGATTACTATCTGGCAGGCACTTGGTCTAGATGTACTCATGACTTTTATAACTGCTAACTCAAGAGATGATAATCGAACTTTCAAGGAAAAAGTGATTTCTGTTATTAGTTATCAAATCATTGTACTTGTGCTTCTGCTCTTGGCCAGTTATTTTATATAATGACAAAAATGAAAGGATATAAAAGTGCGTATAACAGAAACAGACTTAAATGCCCTAGATAACAAATTGTTTAGATACTCTGGTATCAATCGTGAAATTGCTTTAAGACGTGAAGAGTTGACCTTTCCTCACAAAGAGGACATGAGCGTTGGCAGCAAGGGTAATACTGTCTCTAGACCAACAGAGACAGCGGTTATCAAACTTGATAGCGATGTAAAACTAAGAAACCTAATCTTGTTTAAGGACACGGTTGAAGCATTGCTTGAAGGGCTTGACGAAGAGCAAAAGAAGATTTTTCATCTGCGCTGGATGAACGCAGCCTCTATCTTTTACTACACTTGGGAAGAAATTGGTGAGCAACTGCATTTTAGCAGAAAAACCATTTACAGAAAGCGCAGAGTGATTTTAGAAAAATTTGCTCAGCTTCAATAAAAAAATTAAGATGACACAAAAAACGCTTTTTGTGTCACGAATTTGATGATATTATGATAGCATGCGAATTGTGAGTGATTCGCAAAGCTGAAATTTCATAGAATCTCCTCAGAAATGGGCGCAGTGATGCGTTCCTTTTTGTTTGCAAAAATAGAAAGGCGGTGAGGTTATGTGGCAGTTGTAGAACCGATTAGAAATCGGGACGATGTTAGATTGATGATGGAGTGGTTGACGCTGCATAGTGCGGTCAAAGAGTCGGATCGACAGCGTAACCTCATGCTGTTTCTGTCTGGTGTTAATCTTGGTTTTCGTATTGGCGATATTGTCAAGCTCAAGGTCAAGCATGTCAAAGGTTGGCATGTCCAGATCGTGGACGAAAAGACTGACAAACCAACCAAAAGAAAGATGCCAAAAAAATTTAAAGTCGCAATGCGAAAGTATATCGAGGACAAGAAAGATGAAGACTACCTTTTCCCGAGCAGAAACGGCAAGCACCAGCATATCAAGCCTAACACAGCCTATAAGATTATCAAGCGAGCCGCTGAAGAAGTTGGTCTAGAAAATATAGCGACTCACTCGATGAGAAAGACCTTTGGTTTATTTATGTATGAGCAAACCAAGGATGTCGCTTTAATAATGGACCTACTCAATCATTCAAGCCAGAGTATATCACTGAGATATATCGGGAAAAATCAGGATTCACAAGACAGAGCCATGACGAAGTTTCAAGGCTTTTAAATTTCTATTTGCTATCTAATTCATTATTTTGAGGTTATGATGATTTCATTTCACGCATGCAAGATAAACGCTTGATAAATCTGGATTAAAACTCATGTAGCGAATTCATTAGAATATGTAAAACAAGGAATTAGAACTATAAAAATAAAGGAGCTTACAAATTTATGAAAAGTATTCTCAAAAGACTATTTGCTAAAAGAAACATCAAGAAAAGACCAGTAGGAAATATTAGTCTTTTTATTGAAATAGAAAATAATTCAGAACTTAAAGAACTAACTCAAGAATGTTGTAAAGCTATTGAACACTTGAACAATTGCATTGATAAGCTAAACAATTTTGAAATCAAAACATCAACATCTTTGAAATCAAAACATCAACATCATTGACTGATGATTGATGTGTCTACTCGCGAAGAACGCAGAGAGTTTTATAATTCCAGCGATTGGAAAAGACTTCGTAAGCAAGCGCTCGAACGAGACCATCACGAATGTGTTTGGTGCAGAGACGAAGGTCGAGTCACGATTGATAGTCTAGAGGTTGACCACATCAAGGAGCTAGAGTTCTATCCAGAGCTAGCTCTGGATCTTGATAACCTCAGGACACTGTGCAAGGAATGCCATAACAAGCGCCATGGAAGATTTCAATTTCGAAAATCTCAAAAAATGCAAGAGAAAAATTTTCGCTCTGATGAATGGTGGGGAAATTAAATACCCCCCGGTCAAAAAAATCGCAATAAAATCTCGTTTTGGGAACCGGTGGATGGGGTCAACTGTCCAAATTTTTAGCAAAATTTCAAAGGGGGTGGGGGGTAATGGAGGAATACTCAGAAAAAAATATAAAAGAATTAGAAAATCAGCTACTTTCTAAAATTGGTTATTTTAGTCCGAGGAAAAAAGATGCGGTGGCATACGAAAAAGTGAATCGTTATATTTATCTCGTCAGACTACTCTATGAGCTGAAGGCTCGTCTCAAAGAGGACGGTTTGGTTATCACTGTTCATAATGGCCAGCAAAGATTTCAAAAAGCGAACTCGCTCATCAAGGAAATCAATTCGACCAGCAATCAGCTTCTGGCTATTGAGCGGTCATTTGATTTTGATGTGGAAAATTCGCCGGTCGAGAAGAAATCTGCTGGAAGTGACTTGCTATGATCTCTCATCCGCTTATTGATGAATACATCGGAATGGCTGAGCGTGGAAAAATTATTGTCAACCAAGAGAGAAAGCTGCTGTTTAAAATCATCAGGGAGAAGATTTATCCTCGGGATGATCTTTATTTTGATAATGACTTGATTGAAAAGTTCATTCGGTTTGCGGAAAAGAACTTTTTCCCTCTAGCTAAGTATCAGCTTTTCTTGACTCCGTTTATTTTTCTTTTTCGGAAAGAGGATGGGGAGCCCCAGTTTGATGAAATTCTGCTGACTTTGGCTCGTGGTGGTGGTAAGAATGGTTTTATGTCTGTGAGAGACGCTTTTTTTATCAGTCCTATCTATCCAATCAGAGATTATGATGTGACTATCACTGCGAACTCTGAAAAGCAAGGTAAGGTTTCCTTTGAGGAAGTGTATGAGACGGTTCAGCGTCGTGGTCTTGAGGATCATTTTTATCTGACGAAAATGTCTATTACAGGTCGGGCGAACAACTCGGTCTTTTCTTTTCGGACGAACAATCCGAAGACTATGGACTCAGCTCGTGATGGCTGTCTTGAGTTTGATGAAATTCACCAATTTGAAGATGATAAGGCTGTGAAGGTTCAACGGTCTGGTCTCGGTAAGATTGCTCATGCTCGGACTTTCTACAACGGGACGAATGGATATGTCCGTGAGGGATTTTATGACAAGATGATTGATAAATCCATGCAAATCCTGAATGGAGAGCTTGATGATTTTCGGCTCTTTCCTTTTATCTGCAAGCTGGATAGTGCGGATGAAGTGGATGATATGAGGAACTGGTCAAAAGCCAATCCGATATTGGATGAAAGCACTCCTTACGCTAAAAGGTTACTTGCAAGAACCAAGGCTGACTATGATGACCTTGAGCTGGAGCCTTCCGGGCGTCAGGAATTTATGACAAAACGGATGAATCTACCTGAAGCAGACCTTGAAAAGGATGTGACGACTCGCGAGAAGCTGCTGGCTTGTCTGCGGTCACCGGGCATCGACTTAAAGGGTCGGTCTTGTGTGGCTGGGTTTGACTATGCGAGCATCCGAGACTTTGCGAGTGTTGGCTTGCTATTTAAGCATGGCGATGATTTCATCTGGAAGCAGCACTCGTTTGCTCGTAAGGCATTTTTAAAAGCATTTAAGCTAAAAGCTCCCATCAATGAATGGGCGGACAAAGGGCTATTTACGATTGTGGACGGTCCTAGTATTGATCCTCGCTTGCTGGTCGCAAAGCTGACTGAATGGAGTGAGGTCTATAATATCGAGCTTGTCTGTGCAGATGGTTTTCGGATGGATTTGCTGAAACCGCTATTGGAAGAGGCTGGCTTTGAGCATGAGTTTCTGAGAAATCCCGGAGCGATTCAATCGAAAGTGGCTCCATTCATCGAGGATGGCTTCGCAAATGAGCGCTTTATCTTTGAAGACGACCACTCTATGCTTTGGTACACGGATAATACTTATGTCAAAGAGGATAGGGATGGCAATAAGCGATTCTTAAAGAAAGAGCCTGTACGTCGGAAAACGGATGGCTTCCATGCCTTTATCGCTGCGCTCTATAAGCGGGAATTAGTACAAGAAACAAACGTTGGTGAGTTTCTTGATGTGATTAGCAATTGGGAATTTTAAAGAGGTGATAAAGATGAACAAACGAATTAAGAAGAAAAAGCGTTTTGAACTGGAAATCCAGAAACTTCAAACAGATTTTTGTGTGCTGAGTCGTGAAAATATGGATTTGGATAAAAAATTGGCGGAGTACAAGACTGAACTGAACACATTGCGTCAGGCTCAGCAACGGCACGAAACTATATGCGGTGAAAATGTCCAGACGACAAATGAAAAATTTAGCAGTATCAGACAAGAGCTGGAGCAGCTAAAGAAGCCGTTTTGGAAACGGTAATCATTTGGGTGGGTGGTTGGCAAAATAATTTAGAAAGGAGGGGAGATTGTGGGCTGGCTTGATATTTTTAAGGCTCGCAAGGAAATCATCACTGGCTTTGACTTTGATGATTTAGAGCGGATTTTCGGGAGCTTGTATCTCAAAAGCTTGGCCGTGGACAAATCGGCAGAGTTTGTGGCTCGTATCTTTGCGAAGTCTGAATTTCGCTACATGGTCCAAGGGAAACATGTGCATTCCAACTGGGACTATCTTTTAAATGTCCGACCAAATCGGAATGAGTCCGCTTCAGAGTTTTGGCAAAAGGTGATTTATCGCCTATTGACTAAAAATGAAGTGCTTATCTTTTTGTCAGATGACGATCAGCTGCTAGTTGCGGATAGCTTTAGTCGGAAACGATATGCGGTCTATGATGATACGTTTGAAATGGTATCTGTGCGAGACTATACGTTTCAGCGTAAGTTTCCTATGAGCGATGTGATTTTCCTGCAGTACAACAACAACCGACTGCAAGAATACATTAGTGACTTATTCGCTGACTATGAGAAACTACATAGTCGCTTGGTCGAGGCCTTGGGTCGTAACAATCAGATTCGGGGGATTCTCAATAGCAAATCAAATGGAACCTTTAGTGAGGAAAGGCTAAAGCAGATGCAAGAGTATGCTGATGGTCTTTTTAAGTCTTTTACCACAAAAACTGTGGCTATCGTTCCAGCTCAAAATGGGCTGGACTACACCGAGTTGACAAACACAGTTGGTACATCGAACTTGTCTGTGGATGAGATAAAAAAACTCCGAAGGCAATTTGATGATGAGGTTGCCGATATACTGGGTATTCCTACGGCGCTATTGCATGGAGATATGGCCAACCTGGCCAACAGTCAGAAGATGTTTACTAGCTATTGCTTTGAATCGCTGGTAAAGAAAGTATCTGATGGACTCAATCATGCCATAGTCGGTCGTGACGGCTATTCTGGCCAGCGGTCATTTGCGATTGTCGGCGAAGGTCAGCGGGATAAGTTCGCTTTGGCGGAAAACATTGATAAGCTAATCTCCTCTGGTGCAATGCTAATCAATGAAGTTCGGGAAGAGTTAGGGCTCGAGGCTGTGCCTTGGGGCAATAAACCTGTCATGACGAAGAACTATCAGATTGGTGAGGAAATAGAGGAAGGAGGTGAGAAAGAAGATGAAGGTAATTCCGATTAAGGGTACGATTGTATCAAACAATGACAGATGGCTTTACGATTGGCTTGAGTGGGATGCAACTGCTCCGAAAGATGTCGTCCTTCCTGAAAGTGGTGAACCGATTGAGGTTCATATCAATTCGGGTGGAGGAGATGTTTATGCTGGTAGTGAAATCTATACTGCTCTACGCTCGTATTCTGGTACCGTGACTGTGAAGATTGTCGGTATTGCAGCAAGCGCAGCAAGTGTGATTGCAATGGCAGGAGATACGGTTGAAATCAGTCCGACTGCCCAAATCATGATCCACAATGTTTCAACACAAGTGAATGGTGACCATAACACTCTGCTTCATGAGGCCGGGGTATTAGAAGGTTTTAACAAATCTATTGCTAGTGCTTATGTTCATAAGACTGGTAAGGCTCTTGATGACTTGCTTGGATTAATGAACAAGACTATTTGGTTTGATGCTGAATCAGCTTTGAACCATGGATTTGTAGACAAGATTATGTTTACAAACGAAGTCGCTCCGACTTTGGTTGCGAGTGAAACTCCTATGATCCCAAGTGATTTTATCGAGAAAATGAGGTCAGCAATGACACCGGATATTGATAAAATCGCTAAACTGGTAGCTGAAAAGCTAGAAGCTAAACTGCCAGATGTACAAATCGACAAAGAGGGTTTCGAAAATAGTGAATTTCTACAGAAGAGATTCAATCTTCAAGAAAGCCTAGAAAATAACACAGACAAGGCTGTTCCTAAAGGGTTCGGTCGTTTTGCATTTTAAGAAAGGAAATTTTAAAAATGGGAATGAAATTATCAGATGAATTTAAAACAGCTCGTCAGAACTTTCTGGATGCTGTTACAAACAATGAACCTGCTGAAAAGCAAGGGGAACTTTACGAAAAGATGCTTGATGCCATTATGGATGAAGCCAAGAAAACAGCTCGTGAGGAAGTTGATGGTCTAGTGGCAGCAAGTCCACTTGATGAAAAATTATCGCTTCGTGAGCGGGAATATTTTAACAACTTAGAAAAGAAAGCCCCAGACAAGATCGAAAAATTCTTTCCACAGGAAACTGTTGACCGTATCTTTGAAGATATGGTGCAAGCCCATCCTTTGCTTGAGCATATCGGACTTCGCAACGGTGGCCCTCGTCTTAAATTCCTGACCTCAAATACGACAGGTGTGGCAGCTTGGGGCAAAATCAATGACGAAATCAAGGGTCAATTGACTGCTGAATTTAGCGAAGAAGAAGCAATCCAGAACAAACTGACGGCCTTTGTGGTACTTCCAAAGGATACGGAAAAGTTTGGTCCCGGCTGGCTCTATTCTTTCGTCTCTACTCAGCTAACAGAAGCTTTTGCAACTGCGCTTGAAGCTGCTTTCTTGAATGGTGATGGAGATGAGAAACCAATTGGCTTGTCTCGCACCTTGACAGGAACGGTTGCGGCAGGAAAAACAACCTATAGTGCTAAGGCTTCATCTGGTGATGTAACTCTCGGCTCTAAAGGTAAGACTACCGAAGAAAAGGCTAATATCACGCTTAAGGAGTTCAAAGATATCTACAAGTACCATGCGACTAAGTCAAATGGCAAGCCAGTCGTGACCCGTGGCAACATGGTCATCGTAGTGAATACCAGTGACGAGCTTGATTTCACCACACAATTTACCACTTTGAACAGCCTCGGGGTATTTGTCACCAACTTGCCATTTAACCCTATCGTCGTGCCCTCAGTAGCGCAGGAAGCTGGTAAAATCACTACTTTTGTCAAGGGTCGTTATGATGCCATCCTTGGAGGAGGTATTGAATTTGGTAAATTTGACCAAACTTTGGCACTTGATGACTTAATTCTCTATACAGGGAAGCAGTTCGCCTACGGGAAACCACATGATGAGAAAACGGCTGCTGTCTGGGAATTGAAACTGAAATAGGCGGTGATGGCCTATGGAAGAGGCAAAAGAACTTCATCGACTCCTCAATGTTTTTAAGGAGCGGATGAGGATTTTTCACAGCGGAGAGGATGCAAACCTCTCACGAATGCTCGAAAGCTCTGAGGCGGCCATCCATAGCTTGGTGGGAAGCAAGGACACTAGCGACCCACGAGTAAGAGAGTTGGTGATAGAGCGTGCACGATATGCCTATAATGACCAAGTTGAATTTTTCTACGGAAACTTTCAAGGGGATTTGATGGCATTGTCACTAGAAAATTACAAACCGGAGGAAAAAAATGATTAAGGTCTTAGAAGAATTTTATGACTTAGAAACTGGGGATCTTCGTCAAGCGGGGACAGAATTTGAAGCGACAAAAGAGCGCTTCGACGCATTGAACGAAGCTTTACCTGACTATGTCGAATGGAGTGAGCCAAAAGAAGATGGCACTAAGTCGAAAGCAAAAGGGAAAAAGGATGAAGTAGCTACTAAGGATGAGCTATCAATCTAATCGCCCACACTATCGCTACAAGAAGCCTGAAACGACAAATGGCGACCTGAGAACCCCCGTTACTTTCTATACTTCAAAAGTGGCGGAGGGGCTTGACGGTCGTGATGTCAGCCATGAAAAGGTATTTCATACGATGGGGCAGGTCTACTCTCCTAGTATGAAAGATATCGAAATCGCAACAGGTAAAGCGATGAAAGCTAAGATGACCGTTAAAATCCGCGATCCGTTATCTGACTACCAGCCAGATAATCGACACTTCGTCGAAGTAGGCGATATTCGCCTGAAAGACAAGAAGTGGCAAATCATTGATGTGCGTCCTGATTTTGACAATCGGGACATTTTGATTGTCATTATCGGAGGTGGTCGCGATGTCTAGCGGGGCTAATGTGAGAGGTCTTGAAGAAGTCCTGCGGAATATGGAGGCTAAGCTGGGACCTGAAAAAGTAAGGCGGGTGACCAGTCGAGCCTTGAAAGGTGCTGCTGAAGAGACTCTGGAAGATTTCAAGGAGGCTTTAGCGGTCTACAAGCGTACTGGAGAGACTATCGAGAGTGCGACTGTTGGGCGAGTCACTGGTGCGATGGAAGGTGTACCGACTGTCAAATTAGGTTTTGGCGCTGGCTCTCGCTGGCGCTTGGTGCACTTGAATGAGCTAGGGTATGCTAAAAACCCTCATCCTCGAGGCTTTGGCGTGATTCGTCGCTTTTCGGAGGCTAACGGTCAAAAATATAAATATCGTGTAGCGAGCAGATTGAAGATAGAAGGATTTAGATAGTGGTCAAAGATAAACTTGATGAACTCTACAATGCCTTACAGGCAGACGAGGAACTGGCTGGTGTCTGTATCAAGTCCTTTAATAGACCAGAGTCCTTGGCAGAGGATGAGACGAGTATCGTTATCATCCCGCTGGGACCACCGATACAGACTGCTCACGGGAGCAATACGAGCCTAGCAAAGGTCTTTCTCTATCAGGTCAATGTAGAGTCGGTGGATCGTGTGGAGTGCAAGAAACTCCAAAGAAAAATTGAAAAGATTTTTGAGGAAGAAGGCTTTTACCAGACCGCAGGTGATCTGGATAGCTGGCTTCCTGAAATTAAGCGCTATGTCGATGTTCGCACCTATCGAGGTGTGAGCAGACTGTATGAAGAATATTAGAAAGAAGAGGTGCTGTAATGGCATTAGTTGGTTTTAAACGTATGACGATTCGTATCTTGGACGGGGCTGCTACTCCAACTTTGGGTACGAATCTTTTTGTAATCGAAGGGAAAACAGATAAAGGTGCGACCCGTACGGCAAAAATCACTGGTTTGGCCAGTGACCCTGTGAAAACCTACGGCAGTGATATTGCTTATCATGTCTCTAATCGCGGAGTCGGTGATGTCAAAATGGAGCTGACAGCTGTAGATATCCCTGTGACTGTACTTGCCAAAATCCTTGGCCATACAATAAAAGACGACATCATCAGTGTAGGAGCTGATACTGTCTCTCCTTACTGCTCTGTCATGTTGGAATCAAAAACAGCTGCTGGCGAAATGGCAAATGTCGGCTTTTTCAAGGGTCAATTCTCAATGGATGGGGAAGACCTAGAGACGCTAAAAGACAAGCAGGAGGAGCTGGCAGAAGACAGCTTGAGCTTTGCTGCTATTGCTAGTGATGACGCTACGACAGAAGGTCAATACTACTGCAAGTACATTGGCAAAGATGACACTAAGCTCAAAAAATTCAAGGGACAGCTCAAAATGGGAGCAGCTGCGTAAGGAAGGGGCGAGAGCCCTTTTCTCTTTTTTAGAAAGGAAAATCTATGTCGAAAGTGCAATTTACAATCAAAAATGAAAAAGGTGAAGATGTCCTGAAAACGAGTAAGGAAATCACCACCAAAGATTATCGTGATTATCTGGTCTTAAACGACTCATTAACTGATGACTTGAGCGATGTTGAGAAATTGGATAAGCAGTTAAACTTTATTGCTTCGCTGTTTGAAGATGTGGAAGTAGAGCAGTTGCTTGAGTTTACAGACTTTGGTCAAATCGTTGCCATCTTTGCTGATATCTACACTCATTTGGTGGGTGATGTGGACCCAAAGGGGAAAGCTTAAAGCCCGGTGAAGCTTTAAAGCGGTTTTATAGCTTTGTCAAAAAAGCCACAGAAGGCCCTTACGGTATGAGTGTCCGTGATGTCATGGAGACAAGCTGGGAGGACTTGATGGGCGTGCTAGACACTACAGAAACCGCTGATAAAGAAGAAGTCATGGATCTGGCGGATTTTTTAGGAACAATATAGCAGGAGGAAACTAAATGGCAGGTGGGACACCTTTAGGCCAAATGTATGTGGAGCTAGGGTTGGACGTGTCTAAGTTTAATCCTACTCTAAATGGGGCAAAAAATGCCGTAAAGTATTTCCAAAGCAACGTCCGAGCCTTGGATAGCTCTCTGAAAAACAATGGGAAAAATGCTGACCTACTCCAGGCGAAGTACAAGACTTTAGGGCAGGCGATTGATGCTCAACGCAAGGTCTTGGACGAGATGAAGAAAGGCTTTGATAAGCTAGAACCCGGCACGGCGCGATTTGACAAGGCGGCCGCAGAGATTGAACGTGAAAATGCAAAACTAGCCGCAATGGAAGGTCAACTCCGAAATGTGGAGCAGGCTTTGATTGCTGTTGGCCGAGAGAATAGCTTTGCTGGTCGGCTTAACAAAATAGGCGACAGCCTACTAACAAACGGCGAGCGTATCAAAACGTTTGGTAAGAATGTATCTGATGTTGGCGGCAAGCTGACGACAGGGGTCACTGCTCCTTTAGTAGCTGGTGCAGGGCTTGTAGTCAAAGCAGCAATGGACTATGAGTCAGCTTTTGCTGGTGTTAAAAAGACGGTAGATGAGACGGCCACAGTGTCGTATGCGAAACTGTCTAGTGGTATTCGGCAGATGGCTAAGGAATTGCCTGCAAGCGCAGTCCAAATCGCTAACGTAGCGGAAGTAGCAGGTCAGCTGGGAATCAAGACGGAAGATATTTTGAAGTTCTCTCGTACTATGATCGATATGGGGGAGTCAACCAACTTGAGTGCTGAAGAGGCGGCAACTGCTATCGCTAAGGTCGCTAATATCATGGGCTTGAGCTCAGATGATTATTCCCGATTCGGAGCTTCCGTTGTTGACCTCGGGAATAACTTTGCGACAACTGAAAAGGACATCGTCGAGATGACCAATCGTTTAGCGGCGGGTGGTCGTTTGGCTGGTCTAACAGCTCCTGATATCCTTGGTCTTGCTACGGCTATGAGCTCAGTAGGTATCGAGGCCGAGGCAGGTGGTACTGCCATGACGCAAACGCTGACTGCCATTGGTAACGCTGTGTCTCTGACTGGAAAAGGCGCAGCTGAAAAACTAGAGCTGATTGCCAATACGGCAGGCATGACCTCAGAGCAATTCCAGCAAGCATGGAAAGAAAAGCCTGTCCAAGCGCTGCAAGCATTTATCAAAGGTCTAGAAAATGCTCACAAGAGCGGAGAGAATGTCAATGGCATTCTTGATGATCTGGATATGAAGGGCATTCGTCAAAGTAACATGCTGAAATCTCTGGCTTTAGCCTCAGATAAGATGACATCAGCAGTTGATCGCTCAAATAGTGCTTGGAAGAAAAATACAACTTTGACTGAAGAAGCAAGCAAGCGCTACGCGACCACTGAATCTCAATTTAAAATGTTTAAGAATCAAATCACGGACATTGCGATTGAGTTTGGCGGGCCTTTGCTTAAAGCGATGCGGGATGGATTGCAAGCCTCTAAACCATGGATTCAAAATTTGGCGGATATGGCTAAAGCCTTTAGCAATATGAGTACCGAACAGCAGCAGAACATTATCAAATGGGGCTTGCTTGCTGCTGGTGCTGGTCCAGCTCTCACCATTTTTGGTAAGGGAATTGGACTTGTCGGTAGTTTTACTAAAGGGCTTGGCTGGCTGACAAAAGGACTCAGCAAGGCAGCAGGCGGGGCATCTATCCTGCATAAGACTTTCCAAGCTTTTCGGACTACTGGCAACTTAACGGAGGCTTTTCAATCTGCGACCAGTGGAGCAACTGCTTTGAGTAGTGCGACAGCTACAGCAACTACTGGAGCTACAGCCTTGAGCGGAGCCACTACTTCGGCATCTGGCTCGGCTGGGATCCTTGGAAAGGCTATGGTTGCTCTAGGGGGACCAGTAGGTCTTATGATTGGAGGCATCGGCTTAGCGGCGGCGGGCTTGGTCTATCTCGGAAATGAGAAAGACAAGGCTCGTATCAAAGCGGAAGAATTTGGCACGCAACTGAGTGAAACGGCTCGTAGTGACTTGCGTAGCTTCCAGAAAGTGGTTGACGAAACTAGCAACACAGTCGCTAACTTTGGAACTCATGCTGGTGATGCTGACAAAGTCGCAGGGTCTTTTAAAAAGCTTTACGAAGAAGTGGTTAGCTCTGCTGACAAAGCCAATAAACGCCTCCAAGAACTGGCCGATAAATGGGGAATAAGCCCTGAACAAGTGGCAAAAGCTCAGGAACGAAATAACCAGATGGTAGCTAATACCGAGACGATGATGAATCAAATCAATGATATCTATCAACGCCACAACGGGGATGCGAGCAAGTTTTCGAAGGAAGAAAAAGAAATCATCCTTAATAATCAAAGAGAGATGATTTCTGCGAAACTAGAACTCATGAATTTATCTGCTAAAGAGCAGAAAGCAGTATTGCAGGCTCTAAATGGGGATATTATCGCTCTAAATGAGACTCAGCTCAAACACTCTAGAGAGAGTCTAGAAAAGGCTATGAAAGAAGAAAATAGCCTCTACAAAGAGTCTAAAGCAGAGTTGAAGGAGATGCTCAGCTCTAAATTGCTCACAAGGCAGGAATACAATGCCAAGATGAAGCAACTCGAGAGCGAGCACAATCAGACTATGGAGGGTTTGGCAACGAAATATCTGGAAGTCATGAATACTCTGGATGATAAGGTCAAACTGCGGACGGGACAAAGCTGGAATTACTGGGAGGAAGCAAAGAAACTTCTCGAAGAGTACGGCTTGTCCTATGAAGAAATCGGAGAGAAAGCCTCTAAAGCTGCTAGGGAAGCAGGAAACTCACACAGTATTCTTGCTAAATATAGTAGTGAGATGTCAGCTACGACCAGGGAGGCGAATGATGCCTGGTCTCTTCTAGTCGGGAACATCAATAAAAACAACCAATTTGAGGTTAAATCAAACGTTAAAGAGATTATTGGTGAAGCTGTGAAGTCTGCTGAGGGCTGGGAACAATTGAAGTTTATTGCTAAGGAAGCGGAGTTGAACTCTAACGCTCGGGCGACTATTGCTGAAGCTTTGGTCGAGTCTGGCAAGTGGGCAGAGATGTCCCTGGAAGAGAAGAAAATCATCGTCCAAAATCAAGCTGGCTTGCAGGCCATCTTTGATAGCCAGCAACACCTAGCAATCTGGAATAGTCTACCTGCCGAAACCAAGCAACTCCTGATGAATAATCAGGATGTGATGAACAAGGCAGATGTGGCTAAGCAGGCTTTGGAAAACTACAATAAACTAACTCCGCAGCAGAAAGAACTGCTGGCCAGAGATGATGAGTTTCAAAAGGCGGTCTCTCGCTCTACGGAGACTTTAAAAAACTGGGATATGGCCAATCCATTCCCTAAAGACCTTCTGGTCAATGGTGATAATGCTCTTTTAAATACTGGGCTAAGTATCGCCAAGCTGGATATGTGGAATCAGGCTGCCACTCCGACAAAGGAGCTGAAGGGTGACTCAACCTCTGCTGTGACAGAAATTGGTAAGGCGATTGGGGCGGCTTGGAATTTCAACGATCTAATCGTACCTACAAAGAGTCTGAATGGAGACTCTACTTCGGCAGTAGTAGAGGTCGGCAAGGCTATCGGTGCCGTTAATAACTTTAATGGTACAGAAGCCCCAACTAAACCGCTGCCGTCTGACGCAACGCCGACTCAAAATGCGTCAAGTCAAGCGATAGTAGCAGTTGACAGCTTTAACAGCACAGCAGCTCCGACAAAGCTCCTTACAGGAGATCCAAGCTCTGTCCTTGGCGCATCCAGTCAGGGTGTAGATGGTTTGAATAGCTTTAACAGCACGCCTACGCCGACTAAGCACCTTAACGCTGTTGACAATGCGTCTTGGGTTGCTCGGGGAGTTATCAATACGCTCGGAAATATCCCAAGTGTCGTCACAACAGTCATTGAAACTGTAAAGAGATGGGTAAATCACGAAGACGGGACCAATTATCATCGCGGCGGCCCTGCCATGGTCAACGACCAGCGAGGTGGTACTTATCGAGAGTTGATTCGCTTTCCAACTGGCGAAACCTTTATCCCAGAAGGGCGTAACGTCTTAATGGACTTGCCACGAGGGACAAAGGTCTTCCCAGCCTACAAGACCAAACGTCTGATGCGTAACATGGGAATCCCTAAGTATGCTGCTGGTGTCGGGATTCCGAGTGATGCGAAATTTATCCGAGAAATGGAGCAGGCAAGCAAGTCTATCGTGGTGCAGTCTTCTACGACTCAAAATGTGGTAGATATGGATAAGGTGGTGTCTGAGATTGCCATTTTGAGGGCAAGTTTGGAAAGTCTTTTGACGGCTATTCTCGAAAAGCCGTCAGAAATCACGCTAGATGGCGAGTCTATCGCACAAAACAGTTACAGAAGACAAGCTAGAATCATGGCAAGGGAGGGAATCTGATGTACTACATGATTATCAATAATTTTAATACTTCGACGCTCTCAAATTGCTATGTGACTGACTTCGGTAAGGCACAGACGGCGACACCGAGAGCGACAGAGAAGGTGGTTATCCATGGAGCTAACGGCTCTGAATCTATCCTTGACGGAGCCTACGAGAGCTATGAGCGGACATTTACTTTCTATGTACCTAAAATACTAGACATTTCAACGATTGTGGAGAAATTTCAGCCAAAATTTAATGTGATTGAGCTTGGATATCAGTCTGGTTCATTTTTTTATGCGGACTTTTTAGAGGCTTCCTACAGCCCTAACGGCCCGCATGCTTGGACGCTTGAAATCAAGCTTGAAATGCAGCCTTTTCGGTACGAAAAAAATGCGCAGGATGTGGTATTGACTGGTAATGGTACGGTGACCAATCCGGGAACCGTCTACTCTGAGCCTGTCATTACATTAGAAGGCTCGGGTGATGTCTCTCTGACTATCGGTCAACAGACTATGCACTTGACGTTAGATACAAAGGCGACGATTGTATGCCAGCACAAGCGGCAGAATGTCTATGATAAAAATGGGAATATCAAGAATACTCTACGAAAACGAGGACCATTTTTTGAAATCCCTGTCGGGCGGTCTGGGGTGTCTGTGTCAGGCAATATCCGAAAAATCACAATTAAAGGGAATTGGAGGTATAAGGTTTGATTTATTTAAAAGAGGGGAATACCCCTCTAAATGAAGCTCGGGCTGATGAAATCTACCAAGAAGACAACTATACCTATCAGCTGACCTTTAAATTTCCGCTTAATAACGATAAATGGAAGTTGCTGAAAGAAGAGACTAAGCTTATAGCGGACGACTTGCATGGCGAGCAAGAGTTTACCATCTTTGAAGTAGTTAAAGAACAAGGCTATATCACAGTCTATGCTAATCAAGTAGCTACACTACTCAACTATCACTCTATCAGCTCTATCAATGTTGATAGGGTGGCTGGGAATGTAGTGATGACCGCACTAGCTGGGGCAACCCTGAGGGATTGTCCTTTTAGCTTTTACTCTGATATCACTGATAAGCATACTTTTAATGCAGCTAATATCTCAGTGATGGACGCTCTAATCAAAGAGAAACACTCTATCGTTGGTCAATGGGGCGGTGACTTGGTGCGCGACAAGTATCAAGTGAGTCTGCTAAAAAATGGAGGTTCTGAGACTGAGGCTCTCTTTATGTACAAAAAGAACATGAGAAGTCCTCAACAGACTACCTCGACCAAAGAGCTGCGGACACGCATTCATTTTCGGAAGAAAATTGAGGTCAGAGAGGGAGATAATAGGAAAGAGCAGTGGCTGAGAGTCACTGTAGACAGCCCTCTTATCAACAAGTACAAGCATATCTACGAGGATGATATGGAGGTCACTGACGAAGATGTCAAGGACCTTTCTAGCCTGACTAAGTATGGTGAGCAATACTATCGGACGACCTTGTGCGACATGATCGAGGATAGCTTGGAGCTTGATGTGGCAGGTATCGGTGATGTGCCAGTCAAGATATTTGACATTGTAAGTGTCTATCATGAGCAGTTTGGCATGGATGTCCGCAAGAAAATCACCAAGTATCGCTACTCTCCGATGGGTAAAAAGCTGAAATCGGTAGGATTTGGAACTATCCAGCAAACGCTGGGAGGGGCTTTAAATGCTATGGTCAGCGACTCGGTCAAGGCTGAAACTGCAATCATTGAGCAGGACTTTGAGGTCAAGCTCGAGAAAGAGTTGAAAAATGCTGACAAAGTCTTTGACCAGAAGATGAAACAGATGGAGCAGAGTCTATCTGATGAAATCGAACAAGCAAGAGCCAAGGCTGAAGAAGTCAAAGCAGCAATGACCGAGCAGCTGAATCTGAAAATCAACCAGAATAAGAGCGAGGTTACGGAGCAACTGAAGTCAGACTTTGATAGGAAGCTGTCCAATGCTCAAAATGAATTAGCTGGTGTCAGGGCAAACCTGACTCAAGCTCAGAGTCAGTTATCTGGCGACATTGGTCAAATCAGGTCTGATGTAGGGATTATCCGCGCCAAACAAGGAGAAGCTGAAAGCGAGCTTACCAAGCAAGTGCAGGCGCTCAATCAAACCAAGGCTGAGCTAGCGGGCGTCAAAACGAACTTGACGCAGGCTCAGAGTCAACTAACTAGCAACATTGCCCAAATCCGTTCAGATGTCGGGAATATCCGCACCAAACAGTCTCAAGCTGAAGCTGATCTTGCCAAGCAAGTCTCAGCGCTCAACCAGACCAAAACAGAGCTTGCGGGTGTCAAATCTGCTCAAGCTAATTACGAGCAGACGACTACACGCAGACTGGCTGAGCTGGACAATGTGGCAGATGGCAAGGCCAGCAAGTCTGAGCTGGTGCAGACTGCTGAGGAGTTGAAAAGTCGGATTGCGAGCGTGCAAGCCTCTGGTCGAAACCTCTTTTTAAACTCGCTTTTTAAGCAAGATATCAGGAAAACTGGTATTTTGACGACAAGCACCTACACGGCTACCATCGATAGCGAAAGTAAGTATCTTGGCCACAACGCTTTGAAAATCGTTGGTCAAGACCCGACGGGTCGAGATGGTAACAACCCTAAAATCACTTATCCAGCTACTGGTCAGTATGGCAAAGTAGCGCCCGGAAGCATGACTAATCAGGATGTGACCATCAGCTTTTATGCTAAAGCTGAGAAAGCTGGCACAATTTTACGGTCTAGACTTGGGTATATTGGTTTTAAAGACGGAAATGTGACCTTGACCACAGAAGTCAAGCGGTATGTGGTTAAATTTTCGATGGCTTGGACTGGGTTGTCCAACCTAACGACAAACGAATGGCTGTTTAATCTCAACAGAGCAGATACGGTCTGGATTTGGATGCCGAAGTTTGAAGTAAGCGACACAGATACGCCTTACTCAGAAGCCCCTGAAGACATTGAGAACCAAATCTCAGCGGTCGAGTCATCCTTTAAACAAAAGGCCGACTCGCTCGAAGCTGGTGTGAACCGCTTGACTGAGGGGCTCAAGACCAAAGCGGACTCAAGCGCTCTAAACTTGCTCTCAGATAGCATCAAGCAGTCAGTCAAGTCTTTGGAGACTGACACGCAGAACAAGCTCAGCCAAAAGCTCAGCACGGCCGAGTTTGAGGTACAGGCGTCTGGAATCCGTCAGGAAATCCTGAATGCGACCAAGGACAAGGCTGATAAGACCTTGGTCACGGCTGAGGCTGGGAAGCTGCGTGAGGAGCTGGCAAGCCTGCAGGTCGGTGGACGGAATCTGTTAAAAGGCTCGAAAGGCCCGTTTAAACCAAACAGAAACCCTTCGAATTTTGATAATAATGTACTTTATCACAACGAGACATCTATCTACATGGTTAATGGACAAAGATATCGAATATCTGCTAAAACTGATGGAACCTTTACCTCTCATCATGACGGATTTAAAGAGTCAGATAATGTTGTGCTTTGGATCATGGATAAAGCTGTAACAAACTACCAAATCGTGTCAGATGCCAAAACTGGCACAACTGGCACAGAATTTGTTTGGAGCCGTCCGACTGGAACCTACCATCTGCGAGTCAATACCTATCGAAAAGACCCTCAAAAGCTGAAAAGCGTTTGGGAAGCCAAAGTTGAGCAAGGCTCATTTAAGACAGATTGGTCGCCCGCTCCCGAAGACACAGACGGCCTCATCACAGAGGCAAAGGCAGTCTTTGAGCGCACGGCTCAAGGCTTGCGGGTAGACTTAGCAGCTGTCCAAGCTTATGTCAACGCTGACGGCACACGCTCAGAAGCCTTGCGTACTTATTCTCGTGAGGAGACGGCCCGTCAGCTGACTGCCGAGCGCAAGCTTATTGATGCTAGCTATGTGGGCAAAGCTCAGCACACAGAGGATGTAAAAGGCATCAGCAGGCGCTTTGAGGAGCTAAACTCAGGCGGACCGAACCTTGTCTCAAACGGTGCTACAGAGCTTGGCCTGAAGTATTGGCCTGCAAATGGCAAGCTTACAGCAGACCGAAAGCACCCGTTTTTTAAAAACAGCACGGCTACAATGTTTGTCTTGGACACGACCGAAGCGGCTATCGCATTTATGCAACAAAACCAGTACAACGTGCTGAAGCGGAATACAGATTACACATTATCATTTACTGCATTTGCATCAAGCAACGTATCAGGTTTTCGGGCGCTAGTCGGTCTATTATCCAACACAGACCACGCTTGGAAGAAGACCCTGCATACATACACCAAAAGTCTATCACCAACCCAAGCTGAGCGCATCACGGTCCAGTTTAATAGCGGTGATTATGATGGGTTCGCTTTGCGGTTTGATAACATGGGCTCTAGCAACGGTCGCAGTGCAACCGTCTGGATCAGCGAGATTGATGTCTATGAGGGCGCGATGAAGCGGCCCTATCAGCCGTCTCCTGTGAATGGCCAAAGCTACGCAGATACCAAGCTAGCCGAATACAAGCAGGGCATAGACGGCCAACTGGCCAACGTGCAATCTGCCCTTAATACGGCCAATAGCTCGCTGACGAGCTTTAATACGTGGAAGCAGTCAGCTCAGGAAACCCTGAACAAAGTCGGCAGAGTCGAAACTGGTCTTAACGAGACTAAGACTAGTCTGGCTGAGTTTAAGCAGACAGCTCAAGGCTTGCGGGTAGACTTAGCAGCTGTCCAAGCTTATGTCAACGCTGACGGCACACGCTCAGAAGCCTTGCGTACTTACAGTCGCGAAGAGACAGCCCGTCAATTGACTGTCGAGCGCAAGGCTATCGAGTCTGGCTATGTGGGCAAAGCTACATATGCGGAGGATGTAAAAGGTATTAGCAGACGGTTTGAGGAGTTGAAAACCAGCTCTGAGACTAAGCTCGCTGAGTATCGTCAGACAGTTGATGGTCAATTTGCTACTATGTCCAGTCAGATCGGGGAAAGCCTCAAGAAGACCGACATCAGTATCACACCCGGTCAGATCGTTCTTGGGACTGGGAAAGTTGTCAACGGGCAGACTTTGGCTAGTCTTTTTGTCCAAAATCCTGAGAGCATGCAGGCCATCACAAAGCTCATGCGGATAACGGGCGATCTAATCGTGGATGGCTCCATCACTGGCCGTGACTTGGCCGCAGGAGCTATCACGACACCTCATCTGGCCGCAGGCGCAGTGACAGCAGAAGTGTTAGGAGCTAATGCCGTGACGGCTGATAAAGTCAAGGCGGATGATGCCCTGCTCGAAAAGCTAACGGCGGGCGAGGCTCTGCTTAGAAAGTTGATGGCAAAGGATGCCTTTATCAACAGGCTACAATCAATCGACTTTACAGCTGAGCAGATTAAGGGTGGACTACTGAGGTCAATTGACGGGTCGCTAATTTTTGACTTAAACAAAAATACGCTGACTATGTCATCCAATACCGCAGCTATTAAGCGGGTTCTACCTGGTCACCCGACGCAGTTTATGCGTTACGAGACCGAGCGAAAAGGCAACGTGGACTACACTCGGACCATCATCGGTAGCAACCGAAACGGAAGCGAGAAGTTTGACTCTGTGACATTTGCAGGTCTGGTTGTCGAGAACTCGAACAAGGCAGGCATTGAGGATTCCTTGAGGTTATACGGAGATAATACTTATTTTCGTCATGCTCAGGGAGAGGTCGGCTGGAATATCAATGCGGTTACACAGCGAATGAGTCCAGCGACTTGGCAAAAAGAGTCAGCATTCTGGGCACGAAGCTTTGTCGTGCCAAAACATCGGAATCCCAACGGCCGTGACTGGGTCAAGCTGGAGGAGACTGTGGCAGCATTGTGGCGACTTTGGGAGCACGCAGCAGGTAACCAAGTAACCATGACGGGAGCTATGAGGGATAAAGTCAGAGAGCTTTTTCAAAATTACGGCTATAACTATGGAATCTCGTAGAAGGAGAAAATATGAACGAAAATGTGTATGCTTACATGCTGGCTGAATACCAAAATCAGCTAACGAATAAGACTCAATCAGAAATTGAACTGCAAGCTTTGCTCATTGTAGAGCGAAGCAAAAGCTCGCTCTTGCAGCAAGAACTCAATAGCTTTAATGCTGTGTTAGCTTCGGACGCAGCATTAAAAGAACTTTTTGACGAAGCAAAAGAAAAATTGCAAGAAGAAACATTGGAGGAAGCAAAATGACACTGGAAATCGTAAAAACTACAAAACTTGTCGGAAGCGTGAAGGTTAACGATGCGGTCGTTAAGACCATCACCGCCGACATCGATGATAAAGGGGTGACTACGTTGACCGAATGGATCAACGATAGTGAGGCATACGCTGCTAATCGTCGCGAAGTGCGGAAACAAGAGCAGGCATTCCAAGATGCGGTCTATGCTGCTGAAGATGCGATTATCGCTGAGCTGGAAGTTGGAGCTAAGGAGAAAAAGGGGTGATGAATGCAGGCTAACGTTTTGGAATGGTCACACAGCTTGCGTACCTTAATTGATACGCAGGATGAACTGATTGTGTTTACTTTAGCACTCATCATGGGTGCTATGGCTATTGACTTCCTCACAGGAACTCTGGCTGCTAAGCTCAACCCAAACATTGAATTTCGTAGCAAAGAAGGAATCAACGGAATTATTCGCAAGATTGCTAGTATCGCTTTGCTAGCCTTCTGCATTCCGCTGTCTATCTTGCTGCCTGAAGGAATTGGGCTGGGAGCTCTACAGATACTTTATTTCGGGTATCTGTTTTTTGAGCTAAAATCTATTCTGGAAAATTTTGACAAGCTCGGGATTAACACAACATTTTTTCGAGAGTTTATTGAAAAAATCTCAAATTCGGGGAAAAATGATAAAAAATAGAATAAAAGAGCAAGCGCTGAAGCTTGCTCTGTTTGCTTTTGCTGCAACCTATTTTTGGTTTGCAGCGTTTGAATTAAAAAGGAGAAAATAATATGCGTAAGTATAAATTATTTCAGGACGAAGTTCTTGGGTATGGCTTTGATATTGACGGCTGGTTTAGCTGGCAGTGTTGGGATGGATATGCTAAATACTGCCTTTGGTTAGGCGTGCCGTTTGCTAACTGTACAGTCTCTGGCTTTGTTAAAGACATTTGGGAGCAACGGCATACAAACGGTATGCTAGACTACTTTGACGAAGTAGAAGAAATGGAAGAAGGCGATGTCGCCGTCTTTATGGAAACAGACCTCACACCTGTTTCCCATATCGCTATTTTCGCTGGGGATATAGATGGCACTCAAGGTTGGTTCCTTGGTCAAAACCAAGGAGGAGCTGCTGGGCCTGAAGGCATCGGGGGTGTGTTTAACCTCGTTGCTTTTCCATACTCTATCTTGTATCCAACAGCATTTCGTCCAAAAGGCGAGTCTTTACCTAAAGCTGAGCTAAAAGAAGCGATTACCGAAGTCATGGAAAATCACGAGGCGCCTTTCTTCCCAGAAGATGCCACTTTTACGGTCGGCGACTCTCCAATCAATGTCCGCCGAGCACCTAGCTTGGACAGTGAAATCGTGGCAGTTTATCAGCCGGGCGAAAAAGTCCATTACGACTCTAAAGGCTCAAACGATGGCTATCGCTGGATTTCTTATGTCGGAGATTCCGGCAATCGTAACTACCTAGCTATTGGTCAAACTGACGAAGCTGGGAACCGCATTGATCTGTGGGGTCAATTGTCGTAAATAAAAAAACGCAGCGGAAACTGCGACAAACAAAAAAATATAATTTCTTAAATTTTAATCTACCCCCGGCCGAAAAGGCTGGGGCTTTTTTATATGATGTTAGATAAATAATTTTCTATAAAACGGAAAATTTTAAAAATTTCCTCAATAATAGACTTAAAATTTTTAAAAAATAATAAAAAAATCAACAAAAAGTGTTGACTAGTGCATTATAATGTAGTATAATAAATAATGTAAGGAGGTGATACAAATGGACAGCATAGACGAGTGGCTAGCACGGGTCACGGTCATGATTGGAATTGCAGTAGCAATTTCAAAGGAAAGTCGCTCTTGGTACAAGGTACTAAAAGAGCAAAATAAAAAAGCGAAAATCGCTCCTAAGTTTGGTAGACCACGGAAGAGATAATCGCTTGAAGGTGAGAGAGCGCAAGCTCTCCTTGCCTTTCATTGTATATGAAAGTGAGAGAAAAATCAAGATGAAAATTATATTATTTATAGCAATTTTAGCAGTAGCAATCGCTTGGTATTCAGGAGATAATAATAAATGAGTAAAGCAGATTTTAAAAAAATTCAAAAATTATTAAAAAAATTGACGGCCTACAAAATTTCTAAAGCTACTGGAATAGGTAGCACGACAATTAGTAGATGGGTTACAGGTAAAACCCCAATCGAAAAAATGAGTTTAGAAAATGCCATCAAATTAACAGATTATGCGGAGGAATTGGAAATGGAAAAAGCAAAACAACTACTTGAAGCAATCAAAAACAATGATGTAGCGTATGCTATTGTAAATGAAGAAGGGGCAGTATATTGCAATCTTGGTACAAGTAATATCATGGATATTTACGGTCACGATGGTGAAGACGGCCATTTCTATGGTGTTTATGGCGACGCAGTCGGTGGGCAGCTCGATAGCCGCAACGTCTCTGATGATGTCATTTTGAAAGCTATTCACTTGATGTTAGGTTTAGGAGAACCTGTGAAACGTTCAGAATTATCTATGGGTTCTGATTTCAAACAGACATTTGTAGATGGATATTTCGAGGTGGTCGAATTGATGAAACAATCTGGTCTTTTACAAGATCAGGAAGAAAATGAGAAAGTTAAAAATTGGATTGAGTCTCACAAAGATGTTGTAGGTTCAACGGTCAAACACTCATCATTTGGAATTGGGAAAGTAACAGAAATCAAAGACAATACAATTGTTATTGATTTTGAAAATAAAGGAAGAAAATCTTTAGCGCTTGAAGCAATTGTAGAAAATGATTTGTTAGATTTTGAATAAAGTAGGAGCAGGCCGACCGCGATGTCGGTCTGTTTTAATAAAAAAAGACTTTCAAAAAGTCATTGTCTCAACTATGCGGGCAAAAAATTGACTACGTTTTGACTACGTTAGATTTATTTTATCCAGCTATTATCCAGATATCAATAATCAAAAAAAGTTGATTTTATTAACCATTTGACTTTATTTGAGTATCATCTTCATATCATCAATAATTTATGCTACAATATTAGCAATAAAGATGATTGGAGCAAACG